ACAGGAGCAATAGTTATATATGAATCTCCCTATAAAAATCAACAACAGCAGGTACCTTTAAATATGTATGTTATTTGCCATGACCCTTATGGACAAAATCAATCTGCAGATTCATCTTCATTAGGAGCAGCATATGTACTTAAAAGGCCTAATAATTTATCACATCCAGATGACCTTATTGTAGCTTCTTATGTAGGTAGACCAAAAACACAAGATGATTATAATAGAAATTTATTTATGTTAGCAGATTACTATGGATGTAAGATAGGATTTGAGAATGATCGTGGAGAAGTTATAGCATATGCAAAAAGATATAGAAAGATGCATAAATTACAAGAAGAGTTTGAAATGTTAGATAAAAGAGAACTTAGAAGTAAGACTGTAAAACGTCAATATGGTATGCATATGACTGAAGCAAGGAAGCGTCAAGGGGAAATATATATACGAGATTGGTTAAATACTGTAAGAAGAACGGATGAGAATGGAAATAAATTACTAAACTTGCATAAGATATATGATCCAGCATTGCTAACAGAGCTTATTAAGTTTAATCATGCAGGTAACTTTGACCGTGTAATGGCGTTTATGATTGGTATGTATCACACGAGAGAATTATATAATGCAGAGGTTAAAGATATATTAGAAGATCGAGCCGCAGATAAGTGGTTTGATAAAAATTATTATTAATATGGAAAAAGACAAGAATAAAGAACCTTATAATCCACTACCAGAATATTTATCAATAGGTCCATCAGATCTTCATGGGGCAGGTATTATTGCCAGAGAAGATATTCCAGGTGAGATAGTTATAGGTATAAGTCATGTGTATGATCCTAATTTTCAACATGATTATATTAGAACACCTTTAGGTGGTTTTGTTAATCATTCAGATGATCCTAATTGTGAACTTATAGAAGAAGATGACGATACTGATTATAAGAAATTAAAAACATTAAAAAAAATAAATCAAGGAGAAGAACTTACTTTAAAGTATAGTTTATATGATATTTGTGATTATTTATAGTGTTATATTTATAAAAATATATATAATATTAAGATGCTATGTAAAAGCAACGAAAACTTTAACTAAATTTGTCCACTATGGGATACGATAAAATACCAAGGCAAAAATTGCCTTTGTCTAAGAAGACTAAACAATGGAAAGAAGACTGTGTAGAAGCATACATAGACCTTTCTCAATCTGGCCGTAGTGCCGGTAGCAATAGAAAAGAATCTTTACAATCACTATATGAATACTATAACGGTGTAATTGATGAGGCGGATTACAACTATGTATTAAAACCTTACGGTAAATCTCGTAGTAATTTCCCTTCTCAACTGCGTAATTATCCCATAATTAAACCTATCGTTGATCTTTTGTTAGGCGAAAAATCCAAAAGGCCTCTCAATTTCACTGTTACAGTTCAAAATGCTGATGCTGTCTCTACCAAAGAGCAAGCAAAAAGTGATTTAATTTATCAAAGTTTTCAAAAACAGTTTGCAAATGAATTGATTAAAAATGGAAACTATCAAGGTGAAGAACAAGAAGTAGAATTACCTCAACAAATAGCAGATCAATTTGAAGCTAGTTATGTAGATAATAGAGCAATTAAAGGGCAGCAATCTGTAAATTATATAATGCATAGTCAAGAAATACATGATAAACTTCAAAAAGCTTGGGCTCATTTTTTAATAGCAGGAGAAGTATATACTCATAGAGGAGTTAGAAATAATGAACCTTTTTATGAAGTATTAAACCCTTTAGATGTAGATTTTGATTTAGATCCAGATTTAGATTTTGTAGAAGATGGAGATTGGGCTTTAGTTAGAAAATATGTTCACGCTTCAAGTGTTATTGATACTTATTATGACTATTTATCAGATCAACAAATAGCAGAATTAGAAGAACCAAGACATTCAGAGTCTGATTCGTATTTCTTATATACTAATTCTACAAATAAAGATGCAAACTCATATAGAAATAGATTAATAGAAGTAGCTCAAGTTTATTGGAAATCTAGAAAAAGAATTGGGTTTTTAACTTATATGGATATGGAGTCTGGAGCAATAGAAGAGCAAATAGTAGAAGATGGATTTAAAATGCCTTTAGAGTTAAGAGAAATAGGTGCTAAATTAGAATGGAAATGGGTAAATGAAGTTTGGGAAGGAACAAGAATAGATGGTAGAGTTTATATTAAAATTCACCCTCTTGTTAATCAAAGAAATTCTTTAGATAATCTTTCTACTTGTAAATTACCAATTAATGGTATAAGATATTCTAACTTAAACGCTTCTAATATATCGTTAGTAAAATTAGGTATACCTTACCAATTAAACTATAATATATACAAATATAGATTAGAACTTGCTATTGCTAAAAGTAAAGATATTGTTGCTTCTTTTGATATTAATATGATCCCTAAAAAATGGGATATGGATAAATTTATGTACTATGTTGAAGGTACAGGTATAGCTTGGGTAGATTATAATAAAGAAGGAATACAATTAAACCCACAACATCAATCTGTTATGGATATGTCTATTAAAACAATAGAGCAATATATTACTTTATTAGAATCTATAATGCAAGAATGGGAAAAATTATCTGGAGTAAATAGACAAAGACAAGGACAAGTAGGTAGTTATGAGGGTAAAGCAACTTCACAACAAGCTATTGTACAATCTTCTCATATTACTGAAGATTTATTCCGTAAATTTAATAGATTAGAACAAAGAGATTTACAATCATTACTTGACTATTCAAAAGAAGCATGGTTAGCTGGAAAGAAAACAATGTATGTTATGCCTGATGGTACAACAGATTTTTTAGATTTAGAAAGTATGGAACATATGGAATCTAATTATGGTATATTCTTATCAGACTCTGGTAAAGAGCAAGATAAGTTAGATAATGTAAAACAACTATCTCAAGCAATGATTCAAAATGGAACACCAGCTTCAACTGTAGCTGAAATGTTTGACGCAGATAGCTTTACTCAAATTAAACATAAAATAAAATTAGCTGAAAGAGAAATGCAAGCATTAGAGGCTAAACAAGCTGAAGCACAACAAGCTCAACAGCAAGCTGAATTAGAACAAAAAGCTAAAGAAGCTGAAGATGAAAATATGAATAAAGAAAAAGATAGGGAAACTCAAATTAAAGTTGCTATGATTCATGCTAGAGATAACGATACTAATGCTCAATTAAATCTAGCTAAAGGTATGAGAGAGCTAGATATTAAAGAGAGAGAAGTTGAAATTAAAGCTCAAGATCATAGAGATAAAGCTGATACTAACAGACAAACTGCAACTATTAAAAGAGAAGAAACTAAATCTAAAGAAAGAATAGCCAAATCTAAAAATAATAAACCTTCTAGTAAATAATGCTTACTTCTGAGGAACAGATGCAAATAATAAAAGATGCTATAACCTCTGGTTATAAGGGTCCTATATTTAAATTAATAGATGAAGGTCATATTCAAAAATCTCAAATAGCAACTACAGAAAATCAACAAGAACAAGGATTAAGAGGATCAGATGGAAATACCGCTATGGCTTTTCCTGAGTCTTCTGGTGATTTTAATACTCAAGGTATGGATTTTGATGTAGATATACGTAAGTATGATAATCAAGGAAATTTAGTTAGGAGTTACAATAAAGTTCCTCCAGGAGTTCAAAATTTACAAATGGGTGAAGAAGAAGGCACAGTTATAGAAACTCCTTCTCAATATCAGGATGGAGGATTTTATCCTAACCCTAATCAACCTGTAAATATTCAAGTTGATAATGAGAAAAAAAGAAGAGAGCAAGAAAAAAGAAATGATATAGAATTAAAAGCTAAAATAGATAAAGAGCAAACAGAAATTTACTCTAATATGTTAGACCCAATCAATGTAGCAGATGCAGTAGGTATGACAGGTATTCCAGTTATATCAGAAGCAGGAGATTTAGTTAGTGCTGGTATTTCTACAGCTAGAGGAAATTATACTGACGCAAGTCTGTCAATGGCAGGTATAGCCGTACCATTTGCTGGAGGAGCTGCTCTTAAACATGGTAAAAAAACATATAACGTTATGGATAGAAACTTCAAAGGTTATATGAAGCAAATAGATAATAGAGAAGATTTAGTTAAAGAATATAATAAAAGAAATAATGTCTATCGTACTGATAATATTACTGGTCCCGTTATAAAAAATAAAGAATTAACAGACGCCGCAAGACATTATGGATTTGATCCTAAAGATCCTAAACAAATGGCTGAATTTTTAGGTACTACACCTACAAGAGGTAGCGGTAATAGGGCAGGATGGTCTGGATCGTGGGGAGGGAGTGATATAAAATATTATGGAAATTATCCAGGACAAACACTTAATAGATATGGACTAGCTCCGAGTAGAAATGCATTTACTACAAAAGTAAACTTATTTGGTGATGATATTGCAAAATTAAGTGATAATCAATTATATGATAGAATAAGTGCGTTAGATGCTCAATCTATGCATAATCCTAATTTAAATATATTTGAGACTGCAAGAGATGTAGGTAAGCTGGATAATTTACCTCATGGAGCAATAATAAATACTAATACTATACATCCTCCAGGTATAGATGTAACATCACAGCTTGTAGGTAGAACTAATATTCCTATTAGACAATCTAAGGGAGTTTTAAGTGCAGACGAAGTAAGACAACTTACAAATTATGGTAAAAATCCATTTGCTACTTTTCAAGAAGGTGGGTTTAATAGTAATAAAGAAAAACCAAAAGGTATGATGCACTCTACTCCTGTACATACATTTCCAACTAAACGAGAAGAGTTAAATACAGCGATAGATAGAGTAGTAGGATTAGAAAACGAATCTGATAGACCTAAAATAAAAAAAATGTTACAGGCAACTAATTTTGTGGAAAATAGTATGGGAAATAATCCTAAAGCTTATGGTAGAAAATATACTAACTCACAAGCATCTATAGACCCAATAATGTTCACAGATTTATTTTCTCCGAAAATAGATGACAAAGGTAAAAGCCAAGGATTTACTACTACTCAAAAGAAGCATTTTAAAAGATTAGAAGAATTAGGATTACCGTCAGATTCAACAAAGTTTAAAGAAGAATTACAAGCTGATAATCCTTTAGCAGCTACATATGCTATGAGAATGGTTTATGGTAAATCTCCAAAATCTATTCCAGAAGTTGGTGATACTGCAAAGGCATTTAAATACTATAATGATAACTATAGAAAGAATAATAAAATAACAGATTTAACAGAATCAAAGAAAAGATTCTATGAAGGATATAAAAGTAAATTTCAAATAGGTGGAATAAGAAAATATCATGAAGGTGGTACTGCAGATCAAGATCATATAGATATGATGAATATGGGTACACTTGATGCACATAATGCTGAAGGGAATACTGGAGGGAATACAGGTGATGGTACAGGTGTAGGGGAATGGAACCCTGCAACAGGTATGTATAACGCACCTGAAGCAGATGTTATGTTTAAGTGGAATAATCAAGATGGATTTGGTGTAGATTGGAAAAATATGGGAGCTGGATTGAAAAAAGCTGCAAACTGGGGTAGAGAGGTATGGGATAAATCAAGTACTTTAGGAAAAGTAGGCATAGGATTAACTGCTGGAATTCCAGCGGCTGGTCTTGCTCCAGCTATTGCAAGTGATTGGAGTGGATTTAAAAATGCTATGGGGTTTCAAAAAGGAGGATTTAATTTTAATAAAAATTCAGGAAAGGGATATTATAGCCCAGAAGCTATTAAAGAAAGACAAAAAAATAAAAAGATAAATTGGGAGAATTTAGAGTTAGGAGCTGGTTTTGCACCTTATCTTGGAGAAGTGATTGATGCTAAAAACACTATAAAAGATTTACGAGCAGGTAATTATGGGGGCGCAGCTTTAAATGCTACAGGATTTATGATTCCATTTGTACCAGGAGGAGCTATTAAAAGAGGATTTAAAAAACTTTTTGGAAAGAAAACACCTATAACTACAGCTATAACTAAAAATATTCCTGAATATAAACTTCCAGTAAATAATCAAAAACTTTTAGGGCATAAAAAGGTTTATAGAGCAGTTAAGCCAGAATTAGCAGATAATATAATGAAACCTTTAGATCTTACTCTTACTGATAAGGTAGCTAGTAATGGAGTTAAAAGAGTTCAGCCTGAAGCAAATCTAGCTTGGTTTGGTCCTAATAAAGGTGCATATGACGAAAGTGGTAAACAGCTATTTGAAGCAAGTTTGAAATGGAAAAACCCTTATCATATTGATATAGATGAAGTATGGAGTAGTGAGAAGCTACAAAAAATTAAAGATGCAGGACATGATATAATAATAGCTGGTTCTGATCAATATTCACAGATACCATTAGACAAAAATGTTATTCAAAATTTAAAAAGAATTAGACAAACAGGAGGACTTAAGAAAAAATGTAAGTATGGATGCTGGTAAGTGTTATATAATAATAGAAAAGGCAAAAAATAAAAAACTATAAAAAATATCAATATAATTAGTAAATTTGTCCCAACAAAAACAATATATATATGGACCCAAATGAAAAAATACAACTAGATGACATCACATTTGATGATGTTATTGGAGGAGATGGAGTAGAAACTCTCTCCTTAGAGGAAGCAGAACCTCTTGCAGAAGAAAAAAATACTGAAGAAAAACCCTCTGATGATAATGTCTTAGAAGATATTATTGAGAAAGAAGAAGAAAAAGAAGAGGAAGTAGAAGAAGAAAAAGTAGAAGATAGTAAAGAGGAAGTAGAAGAAGAAGCTGATGACTCTGAAGAATCTGAAAATGAATCAACAATTGTTGGAGAAGTTTTAGAGAAATTAGGGTATGATTTAGAGAAGGAAGCGTATGCTGATACCCCAGAAGGATTAGCAAATATGACAACTGATATTGCTTCTAAGATGGCGGATGATAGAATAGATAATGTTCTTGAAGCTTTTCCTTTAGTTAAGAAACATTTAGATTATGTTTTAGCTGGAGGAGAATCTCAAAATTTTATGGAAGCTTACGATCCTAATCTTGACTATCATAAAGTCACTATTGAAGAAGATGATCAAAGATCACAAAAAGCAATATTAGGAGACTACTTAGAATTAAAAGGGCATGATGAATCATTTATTGAAGAAATATTAAATGATTTTGAAGATACAGGTAAATTGTATCAAAAGGCAGAAGCTGCTCGAGGAGCATTAGCTAAACATCAAGATGCAAAAAGAGATAAGCTAGTTACTCAGCAAAGAGAAGAATCTTCTAAGAAAAGAGAAGAATTAAATAATTTCTGGAATGGTGTTTCTGAGACTATTGAAAACTCAGATGCTTTTGCAGGAATTTCAGTGCCAAAAAGAGATAAAAGTAAATTCTTTGATTACTTATCTACTCCAGTTACTAAGGAGGGGTACACACAAAGAGACGTAGATCATTCAAAGGCTGAGTTAGAAGTAAAACTAGCAATTGATTATTTGATGTACACAGGTTTTGATTTAAGTGGTCTTATATCATCTAAAGCAAAAACTGAAAATGCTAAAACGTTGAGAGAACGTATTAGTAAGAATGAAGATAGAGTTAAATCTACTCGAAGATCAACTAGAAGAAATTCTAAACTTGATTTAGATACTTTAGATCTATCATTATAATAACCGGCAATTATCAAGGAAACTTGAATTGTATATAACTTTAAAAATAATTAGAAAATGGCAAACAACGGAACGAACATAAGCGTCCAAAAGACGTTTTACAATGACTCGCAAATGACAGACATGAATAGTCTATCAAATGCATTGTTGGCAAAACCGACTGAACTGTCTCCAATTATTACTCATTTAGCAGGAAAAGACGATAAAAGATTTCCACTATCTTTCTTAACAGAAGGTGTTGGTAATGTTAAATCTATTGACCGTTTAGAGTATGAGTATCGTGTGGCAACGCATAGATTGAGAACGAGACCAGTAGCGGTAACACCAACATCAACATCAAATGTAGGATTAGGAGGAGCAACTTTTGAGTTGGAATTTCCTGATAAACACTTTGTATTTCCATACGTATTAGTATCTCAAGCAGGTACTCAAGCACGTATTATGAAAGAACCAGAAGCAATAGGTTCTAACTGGAAATATACTTTACAATTAATCAACCCAGCAGCTACAGCAACAGTTGCAGCAGCAGATATTACAGTGGGAGCACTTTGGGCTCAAATGTATGCACCTGTAGGAGTAGACTTCTCTAGAGGTAATGCTTCTAACTGGGAAACTCCAGGTAAAGTAAGAAATAAACTAACTACGGTTAGAAAATCTTACCACATGTCTGGAAACGCTAAAGATTATGTAGCAGAGTTTTCTCTACCAACTAAAGGTGGATCTACTACTAAACTTTGGATGGACTATGAAGAGTACTTACACATGTTAGATTTCAAAGAAGAATGTGAAATGTACTACTGGTATGGTCAAAAAACTTATGATACTAACGGAGCTACTTTCATGAAAGATGAAAATGGACAACCAGTAATTGTAGGCCCTGGTCTATTAGAGCAAATCATTAATACTGATACTTACTCTACTATGACTGAAACCAAATTAAAGAACATCATTGGTGATTTGTTTTATCAAATGACTGATGCTGCTCAAAAACAAGTAACTCTTTATACTGGTACTGGTGGTGCTAGAGAATTTGATGAGGCACTTAAATCTCACTTCTCAGGAGCTGCTGGTTCTTGGAAAGTTGGAGGAGAGAATCGTTTCATCACTGGATCTGGTAGATCATTAGGTATGAGTGGTTACTTTACTTCGTATGAGCATATTGATGGACATAGTGTGAATGTTGTAAAACTTCCTATGTTTGATCATGGTGCAGTTGCACAAGCTCGCGCGAAGCACCCTGTTACAGGATACTCTCTTGAGTCTTATAGAATGGTATTTGTTGATCAATCA